CGCCTGTGACGGATATCTTAAGTTAGACAGAGACACGTCAACGGCGATTATTGTGGGCGAAGAGCCTTAATAAACTAAGAGGATAGTATAATGGAAGATGAAACAGTAACCCTCGCGCTGACGGTTGCTCAATGGCGTAGTATCCTGAACGTTTTGGGAAGCGCGCCATATGTTATGGTTACGTCTAATGCTGATGCAGTAAACGCTATTCATTCACAGGCAAATGCTCAGGTAGAAGAGATCCAGAAAAAGTATCCGCAGGAAACACCTGTAGAACAATAATATCTGATAACTCTGAAACTGAGGAGTATTTATGCCATACAGTTCAAATGACGGTAAACAGCATATCAAGAATATCTTGTCTCGCGTGAGAAAAGATAAGGTGTTGGATATTGGCGTTGGGAGTGGAACATACGCAAAAATGCTCCCCAGTTCTGATGTTACTGGGATAGAAATCTGGAGCCCATATATAGAGAAATTTGAATTAGATAAAATATATAAAAAATTAATAATACAAGATGCACGCACAGTTGACTATGAAAAGTTAGGTCATTTTGACTTAGCTATAGCTGGCGACGTTTTGGAGCATATGAGCGAGGATGAGGCGAGAGAAATTGTTCGCAAGATTAGACTGATTGCTGATACTGTTATTATCAGCATACCGATTGGTCATTACCCACAGAGTGAGGTAGAGGGTAATCCTTACGAGGCTCACGTAGTTGATAATTGGACTAATGATAAATTTATACATGTATTTGGGAAGCCAGACTGGAGTGCAATAGACGGGGAGATTGGCGTTTACTGCTGGTCTGACCAAAAGGTAGCCCCAAAAATCTGCGTTTATACCATCACCAAAAACGAAGAAAAATTTGTTAAGAGGTGGGCTGATTCTGCTAGAGAGGCTGATCTTCTTCTTATGGCAGATACGGGTAGCACCGATAAAACTGTAGAGATATGCAAGCAGGAAGGCGTAGTCGTTCACGAGATATGCATTACTCCTTGGCGTTTTGATCACGCAAGAAACGCTAATATTGCTCTTATCCCAAAAGACATAGACATTTGTATCTGCATGGACGCAGACGAGGTTCTTGAGGCTGGATGGCGTCAGGAAATAGAAAAAGTATGGGTAGAGGGGACGACACGGCTCAGATATATGTTTGACTGGGGGTCGGGGATTAAATTTCAATATGAAAAAATCCACGCTCGTCATGGATACTACTGGCATCACCCGTGCCACGAGTATCCGACACCGGACGGACGTATTAATGAACAGTATGCCTATACTCAGAAACTATTAGTAAGCCACCATCCCGACCCTACTAAGAGCCGTGGACAATACTTGGATCTTCTTGCTTTGTCAGTTAAGGAAGATCCGCGCTGCCCTCGGAATGCGTTTTATTATGCAAGGGAACTTTCATTCTACGCAAAGTGGGAAGAAGCTCTTACCGAGTGCAGACGATACTTAGCCTTACCTACGGCAACATGGGGTAATGAACGCTGCTACGCTTATAGAGTTATGGGCAAATGTTACGAAAATCTAGGTAATCTGTCGGATGCCGAGAAGTCGTATCAAAACGCTTGTGGCGAGGCTCCTAATACCAGAGAGCCTTGGTGCTCCTTATCTCTTCTAATGTATACACAACATCGTTGGGAAGAGTGTTTCGCATATGCGATTAGGGCTTTGAGGATTAAAGACAGAGAGTTGGTTTACACCTGCGACCCTGCCGTATGGGGAGCTCAACCCCACGATTTAGCTTCTATTTCAGCGTGGCACCTAGGTCTTAAAGACCTGTCGTTAGAACACGCTAAATTGGCTGCCGAAAAAGAACCTAATGATGATCGTTTACAATCCAACCTAAAGTGGATTGAAGAAGCAATCAAAAAAAGTTAGTATACAATACAAGGACTTGCGGGGATATTATGGAACCGCGTAGGTAAAATAGGAAGTGGGGCGATGAACGAATATCAACCGATTATTAACCTAGCTTCCGGTGCGTTCATTGCTGGAATTGGCTGGTTCTGTAAAGCAATTTGGGATGCGGTAAACAGGCTTCAGAAAGAAATACACGACATCGAATGCAGCCTACCAATTCTATATGTTCGTAAAGATGAATTTAACGATGCTGTAAAAACTATATTTGATAAATTAGATAAAATATATGACAAGTTAGAAAGCAAACTTGATTCAAAGGCAGATAAATAATGTATTATGTTTATGAAGTTTGTAGAGGAAAACAGAAAACGACTAAAGGCCATAAATTTATGTATTTAGATAAATACAACAATAAGGTTGATCGATGATGAATTATACTACGTATGTCACGTCGCTTGCAAACCTAATGGCTGCTGACCCAACAACGATAGATTTCCAAAATTTCCTTCCTGATTGCATAGCATACGCCGAAAACAGAATCTACAGGGAAATTGATTTATTAAACACTGTTGTTGTCAATGGGACACAATCTTTGACGGCGGGAGTGAGAAGATTCCCTATCCCAACAAATGGTTCGGCAGGTATTTTTTATACAGTCACAGGGGTTAATGTTATCACTCCAGCGGGAGTTATCCCAGACAAAGGGGTAAGAAACCAGCTAACTGCTGTTTCTATGGATTACCTAAACTCTGTGTGGAATAGCAGCCAGACACTAAGTTTACCTCAAAGTTTTGCTATGGTTGACCAATTCAACATTATTGTTGGACCTTGGCCTGATCAGAGTTACGGCGTGGAAATTATTGGAACTGTTCAGCCTGCTCCGCTTTCTTCAGCGAACCCAACGACGTTCCTGACGACATATTTACAAGATTTATTCTTGGCGGCGAGTATGATATTTGCTTCTGGTTATATGAGGGATTTTGGTGCTCAGTCTGATAATCCACAACAGGCTGCATCATGGGAATCTCAATATCAAACCCTATTTCAGTCTGCCAATCTTCTTGAGTTACGCAAAAAGTGGGCGGGACCTGCTTGGACTCCGTTTTCGTCTATCCCAGTCTCCCAAACGAGATAATATATGCCATTCCAAGAAATACAGCTCACACCCAATGTTGGCGTCAACGTTGAGCCAACCCCTGCTGGCAACCCAACAGGCATTCAGAGCAGTAATTTTATCCGTTGGCGAGCTAATTTGCCTGAAAAAAGGGGTGGTTGCTCGCTTTATATAAATCAACCTGTGAATGGCGTTCCGTGTGCTCTGAAGCCGTGGGGTGATTTTGAGGGTATTAATTATTTAGGAATAGCAACTAATTCTGCTGTATTAACATATAATGCTAATACTTCTGAGTTACGGGACATATCTCCTCAGTATGTTAATTCATCATTAGCATCCCCTACATATAGCACGGCTGTTGGTTCTAACTTAGTAACAATAGTTGACACAACAGCTCCCTCTTTAACAACATTTGATTCCGTACAATTCAACACACCGGTTGCCGTTGGTGGTTTAATTCTTGATTCAATATATCCTATTGTATCCTCATCGGTAGATACTCATACATATGTTATTAATGCAGGTTATGCAGCTACATCAAATGAGACAACTGTATCTGGAACATTAATAGGGTTTGAGACATTTGCTGGTAACGCGTCTGTTATTATGGTTTTCCCTACTCAATATCAATATAATTCTATTGCTGTAGGGGATAGAATTGGATTTACAGTACCAACATCTGTTGGTGGATTAACAATTGTTGGGCAATATATCGTAACTCAAATATTGCAAGATGGGTTTATTACTTTTAATGCTCAATACGAGGCGTCAAGCAGCACTCCCTCTGGCGAGCCTGTTTTTATGAATAATGGGTTTACTAGTTTAACGTATTGGATATCCGCATCCCCTGGGCCACCGCCACCTGCTTTGGAAAGAAAAGAGGGATTATTAAATACTATTCCTGAAACATCAAAGGGCAGTCGTTTTAAAAGTTCTTTATCATCAACTTATACAGCAGATAATTGGTGGTTAGACAGTATTGAATCCACATTAGTTGCGTGTGCTCAGAATGGACCAATATTTACGTTTTCACCGATTGGTGGTTACCAAGATCTTTCGATCATCAATAGTGGTCCTCCGGCAAGCACAGGGGCTTTTGTTGCTATGCCATCTGGACAGATTATGGCTTGGGGGACATCTGATTATTTAGACCCAGTTCAAAATCCTCTTTATATTAGGTGGTCGGATTCAACCAATTTTACTAACTGGAATATTGGAGGTTCCAGCACTGCTGGATTTTATACAATACCAACAGGGTCTAAGATTGTTCGTGGAATACAAGCTCAAAACCAACAATTCTGGTTTACTGACATAGATGTTTATTCAGCGCAATATACGTCCTATCCTACCTTTTTTAGCTTCCTAAAAATTGGTAATGGGTGCGGCTTATTATCCCCTAGGGGCGTAGGGATTGTAAATAATTCAGTATACTGGATGAGCCAAGAGCAATTTTTTGTTATGCAAAGCGGTTCTGCTCCACAGCCTTTGCCTTGTAGTGTTTGGGATTTTATATTCCAAAACTCTACGCAAGATAAACTAGCAAAAACGGTATGCGGAGGTAACTCACTTTTTAACGAAGTGATATGGTATTTCCCAAGCAATGCCTCATCTGACGGAACGCCAGATGCGTATGTTTGTTATAATACTTTGTATAACGAATGGGATTTTGGTTATTTAGGACGAACAGCGTGGACTGACCAGTCAGTGTTGGGATTTCCTATTGGATCAGATGAAAACGGTTGGATATACCAGCACGAAACATCGTATGATCTAGCAGTAGGTGATACAACTGTTCCAATTAACGCATCGATGCAAACTGGTTATTCAAGTCTTACAAATGGAGAAGACTTAATATTTGTTGATTGGGTTCTTCCTGATATGAAGTGGGGGACTTACTCTGGGTCACCAACAGCTAATTTAAACTTTACTTTTTATGTTACAGATTATGCGGGGCAAACGCCTAGAGTTTATGGGCCGTTTACTGCGTCTGAACAGACACCATTTATAAGTCCAAGATTTCGCGGGAGATTTATGTCGGTTAAGATTGAAAGCGACGATTTAGGTAGTTTCTGGAGATTGGGTTCTATTCGTTTTAGGTTTGCTCCGAGTGGGAGAAGATAATGCCTACGTATGCAGGTAATGACACACTTACTACCGCAACTCAAAATCTAGTTGTTGCGTTTAATTCTCTTAATAAGACGCAACAGTATCTTAGTGGGCAATATACATCTAATACTTATCCCGCAGCTGGAACTTCCACTGCTGTTATTTATAGCGGAAGAAGCAGAGTAGTATCTATTAACATTGTAGAAGCAGGTGGAACAGTAAGCATATATAACAGTGCGGTTTCGAGCGTTATACCGTCATCTAGCTTGCTGTTTGTTTTAGACGATTCATCTACTCTTGGATTATATCCTGTTGGCGTTGAGTGTTCCAATGGAATTGTCATGGTAGTTACTGGGACTATACAGGCAAACTTAACTTACTCGGTGTATTAAAATGCCTCTGAAACATGGAAAATCCCCCGCCGTCATTAGTGAGAACATCTCTGAGATGATACACGCTGGCCACCCGAGACGACAGGCAATCGCCGCTGCTCTTAACACAGCGCGTAAGGCAATGGCTACTGGTGGGAAGCAGGCTCCTAAAGACCCAAAAGTATTTTCTGGGCCTCTAAAAGCCGCAATACCAGGGAGGACTGACCGTCTTCCTATTCACGTTCACAGCGGCAGTTACGTTATCCCCGCAGATATTGTTTCGGGGTTGGCGGAAGGAAACACGGAAGCTGGGTTTGAGGTCATCAAAAGAATGATCCACGATCAAATGTCTCGTGGTGGTAGAGTTGGCACGCAAAAGGAATTGCACAGCGAGCTTTTTCGTAAATATGGTTTAATTGGGCATTATCACACTCCCACTAATTTAGTTCCCTGCATTGTTGCTGGAGGTGAATATATATTAACTCCAGAAGAGGTTGAAGCATTTGGTGATGGCGATTTAGATGCGGGTCATAAAGTGCTTGATGATTTTGTCAAATCACAACGCGCTAAGACAATTAAGACGCTGCAGAAGTTGCCTGGGCCTGCTCGCGATTGATGATTTATTTTTATGTAAAATCAAGGTATAATAATGCCTTAGCAGAAATTGGTGCCAAATAGATGATGTATTATACATACGCTCATATTCGACCTGATACTGGGGTTATTTTTAATGTCGGAAAAGGCAGTAAAAGGCGTGCTTTTTCTAATAAAAATAGAAATAAAGACTGGCACTGTATTGTTAATGACAATAAAGGAAAATTTGAGGTCCGGATTTTGAATTGGTTTAATGCTGAACAGGATGCTTTAAATGCAGAAGTTTGGCAGATCGCTCAGTTGGCCCATTTAGGACATTTAATTAATAAAACTTCGGGCGGGCAAGGCATTTCTGGATATAATCATTCGGATGATTTAAAACAAAGGTATTCTAAAGAAAAGAAAGGCCTCCCTGTTCCTCAGGTTAGAACCCCAGAAGCAATAGATAAAATGGCAAAAACCCTTTCAATTAAAATGAAAAGTAAAGTTGTCCCGCAATTTCAGACAAACAGCGCTAAAGAAAAAAGGGCACAAACTCAATCTAAAAATATGAAGGGTATTTTACCTCCTCAACTAGATACGCCAGAGGCACGGAAAAAACGCGGAAAAACTTTATCTTTGAATAGAAAAGGAAAACCAACTGATTGGTTAAGAACACCAGCTGCTCTTGAAAATTTATCAAAAGCTACTTCTAAAAGATTAAAAGGAATAGTTCCAACGCAAATGTTAACTCCGGCAGCTATATTAAAAATGAGCATTACTCAATCAGAAAGGAAACGGGGTAAACCAACTCCTTGGCTTCATACTCCGGAAATTATTGAAAAAAGAGAAATTAAAAAACGCCGTAAATACGAATATTGGGGCACATAATGGCTGATTTAAATAATTGCGAAGACGTGCGTCTCGCTGAAAAAGAAGATGTTCCTGCTTTAATGAATTTAATGAGGATTGCTTGCGCAGAAGATGGCCAGCATCCAATAGATGAAGAAAAAGTTTTTGGGATGATACGCCGTTATTTTGATAAGGCGGGAGTATTAATCTCTGTTATTGGAGAACTAGGGAACCCAGTTGCCTACTTGTTAATGACTATTAATCAAATTTGGTATAGCACTGATTACCAATTATTAGAGTTATCCCTATTTGTTCACCCAGATAATAGGCGTTCTAATTACGCTAAACAATTAATGTCTTTTTCCAAGCAGGCTTCAGACGGATTAGAACTTGATTTAACAATCGGTGTTTTATCCAACGAAAGAACCGAAGCAAAAGTAAGATTATACAAAAGACAGTTTGATCAGGTTGGGGCGTTTTTCGTCTATCATCCCTCTCAATCGCAGTAAGGACATAAAATGGGCTCGAAATGCACCCCCATCGGTGGTTACTACCCCACTACAAGTAGCACATCCAGCAGCAGTAGCGGGACAAGCACGGGCTCAACTTCACAAACAGCTAACCCACTTTCAGCGTATGCTTACGCTCAGGCTCTGCAAAACGCTGCCAAGATCGCAGCTACGCCATATCAGCCCTATCAGGGGCAGATGGTGGCAGGGTTTGCCCCTTCGCAATTGGCTGCTCAGCAAGGTT